CTGGTCTTGAAAGCTCGCTGCTGAGGTGGTGTCGTCAATGACCCAAGACGCCACCTTACCTAAGTCTTTGTTGAACTTCGTCTGACCCGACAAATAGTCAGACGCATCAGAGAACCCCCCTACGAGGCCACTGATTATTTTGTTCGACAGTAGGGACTTGCCGCGACCTGTCGGCCCGACCAGCAGCAAAGCTTGTCCTTGTAGTTGGACTTTATTCAAGACAGCGTAGTGAAACCTCTTCAGCCATGAGTAGAAGTAATCTAAGGTAGCGTGTTCAGAACTGTCCACGAACAACTGGTTCAGCCATTGGTGGATGAAGGGCCACTTGGCGGGATCACCGTCGCTGTCGGGTTCTACTGCTTGCAGGTTAGCGCAGTTCAAAATCCGGCAGGAGTTGTAGAACACAATCCGGTCTGGTGAGAACACCACAGGAGCGATCTCGTCAATCCGGTTGTTGTTACTGATCGCGAGGACCGCAGCCTCTACTTCGCTTATGCCTTTACCTTTTTTTACTCTGGTCGAGAAGCCAGCTTGTCTAAGCTCCAGAATGAGTTGGTCCTTTGGGATCGAAACCGCCCTATCAAACTGAAGCTTAAAGAAGCTTCTACCGTTGAACCAGTATTCGTCAAGGAGGCCGGAGATCTTCTTGGTCTCGTATTCTTTGACAAAAGAACTGCCGAAGATATCGGACCAGCTCATGAACCCTTTACCAGCCCGATCACTGTAACAGACAATACCATCCTCTACCACCTGACAACCATCTCGGTCGATACCATCGTCAATCCAGAACAAGGGTCCTCTGGACCCGACTTCAAAGTCGCCGAACCAGCGATTCGGGAATCGGGATTCAACTTCAGAGGCAATGACATCGATAGGGATGTTGACCTCAGAAGATTCAGGTGGTTTGGAGGTAACAGCCTTTGTCAGAGCAGTATGGACAATGTCCGTCGAAACTTTGCCGTTAGTTTGCCGCCAATCTTCACCTAACTCGAAATACTGATTAGGTCTGAATGAGGCGGTATCAAAACCAGCGAAGAGCTTATCGATACGAAGTTCGCGGTTGATGTTCATTATGAAGGCGTCGAACATCGACGGATCGATTGGGACTGGTTCATCGAACTCCCACACCAACCGTAAGTATCCGCTGTAGGTCTTGGAGGCCCATGTTGGTTTCTGCGTCCCAGAACAGATGGTCGCCAGTTGTGTCTCAATAGAACTCCAATCAATAGGGGCGTCGTAGTCTGCAACAACTCCGTAAACCTTATGAATAGGGTTGTCGTTGCTGATTCTCTTCGACGGCGCACGGCCCTCAAAGGTGGAATAGAAGACGTGGTTGGTGCTTGGGTTACTACACCATTCCCTGTAGTCCGCTTTCGATTTAAACGAGGGCTTCTTCGTAGGGAGCTTACTCAGGTCTTCTGTTTTCGTCGTCTTGGTATCGCGCAGGTTACGCAAATATCGGTAGGTCATTATTTTTGGTATTTGGTTAATATTTCACCCTCTGCATCCAGAGGAATGTCGGGAATCCACTCCGGCGGAGTGGACATGATTTTGATTATTTTTTGAAGGGTTTCTTCGGCTTTGTCCTCGTCACATTCGCAGATGACTTCATCGTGAACGTGGAAGATAATGTCTATTCCAGCCTTGTCGATCTCTAACATCATGTGGCTAAAGATGTCACGGGCCAGAGCTTGTGAGCAATTTTCTGCGAGTATCCCACCCCAAAGATTCATTTTCCTCAGTTGTCCGTTTCTATTGATCTGGCATAGGTAGTTAGAGCCTCGTTTGGTAATTGATTCTTGGAGTCTTGAGTAGGTCAGGGTCCGGCCAGAAGGGAGTTTGAGTTTGAGGACCCTATCGCTCATCGCCCCTTTGATCCGCAAGTCTAAGTTATCCCAGAACCTCGGAACTTTATGGAGACGCTCTCGATACAGATCGACGGCTTCTTCCGCCTCTTCGAGGGGCATGTCATACATCTCAGCAAAACGCTTCGCACCCGCACCGTAGCCGCAGCCTAATACGAGAGCCTTAACTTTGTGCCTCAGCTTTGCGTCCTCCTTTTTCAGAACTCCTTGTTCCTTTGACCACAAGCCAAACTGGATTGCGAACGCTTCGTAGATATCGTCAGACGCTTGGATCGCGTCCATTGTTTCCCTGTCTTTTGATAGCCAGCAAAGGGTGCGGACCTCAATCTGCGAGAGATCGACTACAACCAGTTTCCTGCCTTTGGGGGCAGTAATCAGGTTACGCATGTTCACGCCGAACATCTCGTCTCTCGGCAAGTTCTGGAGGTTCAGGTTGCCACCACTACCGCTAAAGCGTCCGGTGTGTCCTCCGAAATACATGATACCACCGTAGTAACGGTCGTCCGGCATCGTCGCATACTCAAAGCTGTCGAGCTTCTTCTTAATGGCATTCACGCGACGCCAGTTTGTTACTGACTCAATCCATTTGTATTTATGTCCATTGGCCTTGATCCACCGCTGGGCATCTACATCAGTCTTAGCCAGCGAGGCAGGTGGCTCAATCCCCATCTTGATACACTCCTCGTCGAAAGCCTTGCGGCTCAGTAAAGGTTTTTCATCGCCCCAAGGGATCACTTTCTCGGTCTCAAAAAGGAGGGCATTGATGGTCTCCTTACTCTTGCGGAGAGTGTCAATATCAATCGGGATTCCCCGTTGCACGATACGGCGATTCAGGACACTGATGTCCCGCTCGAACTGGGGCCACTTGGACTCGTAGGCTTTCCAAAGACGAAGACAGAGAACGGAGTCTTTAAGGGCATACTCTTCGACCTCTCTTTTGAACTCTTCGCTCATCGAGTCCCATGTCTTACCAGACATGTTGTCGCGAGTCGCTTTGGAGATTTCAAGATCAAAGGCTACCGCAGTGGAGTTCTTCAGCGATCTGGGCAACCCGCAAGCAGCCGCCATGTCAGCGGTGCAGTGCCACTCGGCTGGTTTGACTTCGGGCCACCAACCTTTAGTAACGCCGTAAAGATAAAGCGTTTCGTCAAAACTGGCGTTATGGCTCAGGACCATTTGCCCTTCCAGAATCTGCCAGTCAAAATCTTTAGGGTGGCCAACCCACTCTAAACCGTCGTCTCCAACAACGCTAACCATGTATGCGTTGAAGGAGTGGTGGGAGAAATATCCCAATGGGCCTAACTTCTGAATGCTGCAATCGCGGTCATAGTAGGTCTCAAAATCTAATGCGTATATTTTCATATTAATAAGTCTCTAGGCAAAGAAAGACCCACTCCGGCAGAGACATGAACCGGAGTGGGTCTGTGCTATGTTTATTCCTCTGCGCCGAAATCGAACTCAAGCTGTTCGTGAGTATCGATTACGTGCTTTAGGGCTGCTCTGACAGCCCGAATCTTTTCGAGGTTTTGACAAACTTGCTCGAACTGCCCTTCAACTTCGGCAACCATATTGTCGAGCATTTCAACTTCGATTTTCAGAACGTCAATATTCAATTCTTCAGACATGACTACGCGTTCAGAAAGTTGTTTACAAAAGAGGCAACACTACCATCGACCGTTTCTACGGTCGCTGTGAGAGTTGGGTTAAACCAAGTGTATTTACCTTTGGTCAGTTCCTCCGAAGTAAAGTTCCAGATCTTGTTGTGGATCGCCTGTCCGGTAAGAGCAGCGTTCGTCGCCAAACGCTTGTAGGTCGAACGATAGGCGTTCTTCCCTACATTGATCTTACCCAAAGCATAGTTGTGATCTCCAATAGGGAGCTGGTATGCGTCGCCTTCAGTTGACCCTTCGGGCTGCTGGATCAACAAGGTCAACTCAGCGAACTCGGTCATCTCCCAATTAGATTCGTCCCCGATTGCGTTAGCTTGTTCTCTCGTCCAAGCGATTCGTGGAATGTCCTCTTCATCAAAGGGGATGTTCTCCCTCCAGCCCTTTTGAGCTACGACGGGAATCACCTTCAAGGCTTTGTTTGGTGGGGCAAGCTCGTAGGTCTTATCAAACAAGATAGACCCAACGGGTGCTTCCGACTCAGACATCTTCTGACAGATGTTGATGCGTGGGATCTCGATATCTTCGATATCAAGTTCGATCCCAGTGTTAGTGGAGAGACCAGTGTTAGCTTCGGTCTTCACGATTTCGGTTTTGGTATTAGCCATATTCTTTATTGGTTTTGGTTTTGGTTTTTGTTTTTGTTTTGGTTTATTGACTCGCGACACAGTGACGCTCGTCGGATGTTTCAACAATCCCTGCATCGTTGCAGGCATCGAGGAAATCTTGTTGTTCGCTAGATGCCACCTTTTTGGAGACCTTCGCGAGAGGGAAAATAACTTGTTCTAGGAGCGTGTCCATATTAATTCCGTATTTTTCTGCGATTTTTACAAAAGCAACATTGTCGGAGATTTTTCGGTTCCGCCCCATCGAGCGGAGCTTCAGGCCGTCGAGCTTCTTACCTTCCTTGAGGGCGTCGAGCGTTTTCCGTTTGATCGACTCTGACCAGTTCTCAACGATCTTCGCGATGTTGAATAGCTCGGAGAGTCTGGCCGGATCGTCAACGTCGGTAGGATCGATGTCCGGTAACGTAGTGTCGAGTTTCTTGGCTACGTTGATAACGAGACCACCTAGCGCAGGACACACCTCTTCGTGTTTGCAAAATCTACAGTATTGCGTTGGATTACATTCTTCGAGTTCGGGTGTCCCTGACTGCCACTTCGGTCGGATCTCTTCGCCAGCTTTGATTACTTGACTGAGGTCTTCGACAAGCGTCGGTAAGTCTTCGCGTTTGAAAACGTGAGATAGAGTCGCGTTGTGTTGAGGCACGTAGAACGCGAAGACGATCTCTTCGATGTCTGGATACTTTTGAAATGCTCCGGTCGTGTAAGCTTTGGCCTGCCAGTTCTTCTCCGGCGGATCGATTATACTGATTCCGGTTTTGTAGTCCGCCATGACGGCTCGCTTACCTCCTTTGATGATCAGGAATCGGTCACAGGTTCCCCACGTCTCAGTGCCATCTAGGGCAACCTCAACTTGGATCTCATTTAGCTCTTTCTCGATCTCGTCGAAGTTGGTCATGAAGTCCTTCTCCATCTTGACGATCTGCTCGTAGATCTCATGCTCCTGCTCAGTGTGGAGAGCAGAAGGGTCAAAGACTTCAAGAGCCTCGTGGATTCTGGTCCCCATTTCAGCGGCAGAGGATGTGCCGTCGCGCCCTTGATAAGCCGCACAGGCGGCTACATACTTTAGGCTCGACGGAGAAAACTCTGCGTGTCCTCTGCTCTGGTGGTCTGGTTGGTTACTCATATTTAACGTAAAAAGTTTGTGGGTTTTGTATTTGGGTTTCGTTTCCATCAGTCAATTTTCATCTGCTTAATATTGTAGAGGATGTTCTGAACAATCTGCTTTATATCAGGGTCCGTGTTGATTTTATCGTCAACCGATTTCACTGCGTGGGCTACGCTGCCGTGGGAAACGTATCCAAAGTAGTCCGCTAGGATCTGATACTGTATCCCGTAGAATTTTCTAAGGATACCGACCGCTACGGATCTCGGAGTTGAGTATCTGACGGCTCTTGATTTCGTGAAGAGGTCTTTCTCTTGGACTGAGAATTCCCCCGCCACGAGGGCGATGACGTTAGAGACGACGCTTTGCTTGTATTTAGTTAATCCAGCTATTTTATTCATTTGTGTAAGGTGTTGAGGTTTGAAGTTTTTTCTTCGATTACGCGCATGACATGCTCTTCAATAGAGCCGTCAGCGACTAAGATCTTCTGGATGGCATCGCTCTTCGCTCCGTTGCGGTGGATACGTCCTAACGCCTGAAGGTGGTCCTTGACGTTGAAGGTCGGTGAGATCAGCGAGATCCGCTGGCGGTTACCGTTGATGTCATGCAGCGAGATTCCGGTTCCGCCAGCCGCGATATTGACTACAATGACGTGCTGCTTGTCTGCCTGAAAATCGTCGATGATCTGTTGGCGTTCCTCTGCTGACTGTCCACCGACAATGGCAGGGCAATCGAGCAGACCCGATAAGACCTCAGCGGTATCAGAGAAGTTCACGAACATGACAACGCTGTTACCTTGTTCGGCGTAGTCCTTAGCCATGTCCGCCATGTCTTTCGCTTTCAGCGATTCAGCGAGCTGCCTTGCACGCAGCAGATTTACAAGTAACCAGTCGCTGTCCTCCACCGATCCGGTGAGTAGGTAGTTCTCGATGATCTCCGGTGTGACTCCGAGTTTCTCATACGCCTTCGCGATTTTTGCGGCAGAGGTAAAGGCTACAGGCTCCACGAATACGCGATTCGCTTTGAAGGAGTCGGGGAAGTCATCGACCGTCAGGCGTTTTACATTCTTGGCATACATGACTTTATTGAGTTCACTGAGCTTCGACCTACGGCTTAACTCCCACGCGCCCCAATCGTTCTGGAGACAACCATACTGCATCATCCAGCTATACCAGCTCTTGATGTCGCCTTCCGTCTTGTTCAGATTGTGTAGGCCCAGCGCAAATCCGATTGGACGCATCTCGGTTGGGTCTTCCGCAGTAGTAGCCGACATCGCGTGAATTGGGTATCCTTGCGAAACTAAAGAGATTAGCAGTTGGGCGTTTTGGGTGTATGGTCCCTTACTCTTGTGAACTTCATCTGCCAGCATGAGAGTTCCTTCTGGCAGGTGCCACTTCATGATCTTCTTGCCACGCTTGGACATGTAGTCCGTCCGGCCAGTCCTGATCTTCTCGTAGTTCAGGACGAATAGCGGCTTGATGCCGCACTCAGCGAGTTCTCGTTCCCAAGATGGGATAACCGCCTTCGGGCAAATAACAGCAACTGGCCTGTTTAATTCTTTGGCGAGGTGGCATGCGACGATTGTCTTACCTGTCCCGACATGGCTCGTGTCGAGGGTGTTCGAGCCAGCTCTTTGTTTAGCGATAAAGAAGTCGAAGGCTTCCTTTTGCTTTGCGTATAGTGTCTTCATTTATTGTCTATGCCCAGACAAATAAATGACAACGGCTACTTCGTCCAGAAAATTCTCAACTTTTTTTTCCATCCCAAATGTAGGTGGCAATTAGGTAGGCATCGATCATGCCGTCATGGGGCTTCCGGCACCTCTCGCTAGCGAGCCAGTCCTCGTCCGGCGCAAGCTGTTCAGCCAACCGCAATGCGGCTTCTTTCGATTTACCTTTGGGTATGCGGCCAAGCATATGCTTCTGCCACCTGTGGACGCTGACACGCTTAACCGGATAACGGTGGCTTTCGGCCATACCTAAAAGTTTGCCGAATGAGATCGCCATAGAGCGGACGGCCTGACTGCTTTTCGCGTGTGCGAGCGGTTCCTCAATCGCTAACTCGAACGGCGTATGGAGGTCTAGTAACCACTGATTGACCTTACGGATATCCACCTCCTTTTTCTTGGATAGCTGCGTGGTCGGCATGCGCGTCTTCGCAATAACAGCACCATCAAATGTAGATATAGCACAAAGTCCGCCATCGAGTCCGTTGTCAATTCCGATGATTAGGTCAGTCGCCATGTAGGGTGTTCAATGAATGGTGAAACAAACGGGAAAACCATCGTTCGGAGATCTCCTCCGACTCTATTCCCTACATGGCTGTTCAAACTTAGGGCAGAAAATGTTTTGGCATTTATCTTTAGTCTCGACGTCACCTCCACAGTATTCGCAAAGATCTTCGCGCTCTTCAATGAAGAGGGCTTTGGCTAAGATAGCGTAGTTGACGAGATCCTCACAGGCGTCATCGACGGACTCGCCAGCAACCTTCAATTTCCCGTCATTCACGAATGACTTAATCCGCATGAGCTTATCCTGCATCCGCAGCAGTAATCCGGTGACCGGATGGAGACCTAAAGATTGAGCGGTCTTGAAGTTCGCGAGTGCATCGACGGTGTTTTCGCCGCCACAGTAGTCGCTGTTTTTCGCTCGCATGATATCGAGCGTTTTCTTACACGTCTCTTCGTGTAAACGGAATAGGGTTTCGGGTTTCATTGCTCTCGCTTCTTTTATTTAAATTTCTCGATCAGGTCAATGTCGATTACTCGTTCAGCGGAATTGATGCTCCCTTGAACAAGCGAATGGATCTGACGCCGAGGAGCGTCTTTGTCGATTTCACGTTGATGGGCGGCGTAGCTCATGACTGGTCGTTCGTCCCAAGATCACAAATGCAGAAGTCGTCAGCACGAGCCGCGCAGATGCACACGCGCCCTCCTTCGGGCATTCCTGTTTCAGCGTTGATTGAGACGCCGAAGTTTAGATCGCCGTTCACGCACATCGTCGGGTATCGTGGATCTTCCGCCACGACATGCACCCGCAGGTCTTCGGCCTCGTCCTGTTCTCGGAAGCTAATCCCCACCATTCTTAGGGCTTTGCACGGATTCGCCTCGATCCAATCCCAAGGACGAACAAGAGCAGGCAGATCAACCACCCCCGCTTGATGTTCATTTTCGGCCATATTTGAGTCACAAAGTCTTTTGTTGTTCATACGTTCTCCTTTGTTTCCGGTGGTGCCTGCTGACAGGCGTTCTGAGAAATGAACTTTGGGGTTCTGAGAAATGAATCGGCCATCTTCCATTTCGTGCTGCGGTAGTTCGTGGATCAGGTGGTCATCGTCTAGGCCGTAGCTTCGGAAATGGTAGACCATCCCATTACGTTGGCGGGGGGTTTCGGTCACGGCGAACTGAATACCGTCCAAATTGCTTAGCATTTGCCCGCGAGTGAACATTGGAAAAAAAGATTCAGAATCCAAGTCTATTTCTTTTTTTGGATCGTTGCTCATTTTGTTATTTTGTTTAAAGGTTGGGTTTCAACTTGTTGCGTTGCGTAGGCATTAATTTGCTTCTTAGTAAGGGTGTAAGAACTACGTGTTAGCCGAAAGATCATGAATCAGTCCTGCGGCTGATTATCTACTCCGTTCGGCCAAATAATCATCATAAGTTCTCCCCTTAACGCTTCCGCATCACGGACAAGATCCTCTCGTGTGGTTTTATTCCCCGCCCATCCGTAATGTGGATCTTTGGGGGATAGTATGATGATTTCCGCACCTTCGAGTCTGAGTCTTACCCCATATTTCCAATCACATGAGAGGTTGCCTGTCGAGTGTGTCGTCACAGGATCGACAGCAACAACTCGATCCGCGTCAAAGTCATAGCCGCGAAACGAAACGGGCCGAACAAGTCGTGGCTGGACAACTGCTGCCAGCGGTGGAGTCGATTGTGTTTTCATAGATTTTTCTCGCTGGCATCAGTGCCAGCACTTTGGACGTTAGCTGCCTTTTCTAGTTCGTCGCATTTCTTGCAAACATCCTCCTTTTGGCCGTTCGCCGCGACATTGAGCTGGTCTTGATCGAAACGCTCAAAGCATAGGCAGCACATCACTTTCCCATCGGGACACACTGACCCCAAATGTCGCTTGCCGCAGCACAACCGAACGGAGGCAGCTAACAAGTCGTTGGAGTTCAATTTCGCTTCGCTCATGACTCAACTTTGGCGTTATTTCATTGGTATTGAATCTCCCCTAACCAGAAGGCCGTCGCCGTCGGCAGGGACGAGGACTCTGATTCCTTTTGGCAACGCCTGCAAGTAAAAAACTTCCTTAGCTGTTTCTGGAATCACGCGATACCAAAGGCCGTCAGCCTTATCAACCGGAAAGCTGAAGTCGGCTCCGTGATCCACTCGCGTGATGAATTGGGGGTTCATTTCTGGCTGTCTGTTCTTAAACATTACTTTTTCTTGGTCTTGGGAGTTTTGTGGGGGACAACGTCCGCGTCAATGGCATTACTCTTCATCGCCCTGAGCGATCCTTTACCTTTATCTGCCATACTATTATTGAGGATAGAGATGTCGATCTGCATCTTACCACCATTGCCACCCACCCCCTTTTCGTTCAAGCCCATATTACGGCGGATAAGTTGGTCAAGGTCCGAAAGCTCTTTAACGGTCCTCGGACCCTTGATCGTCTTCAGGGAGTCTCGCAGTAGCTTGATTCCTGCGGCAGCGATATAGTGCTGGTATTTGTCAGCGGCGGATGACTGGGCTGAGGCGATCTCGGCGAGGGTGGCGTCCTCTTCTTCAGAAGCCTGTTTCTTGAGATCCCTGACGGCGGCATCTGTCATTGGCTCAAGGATGTCGTAAATGGAATCTTCTCCGTCGTCTTCGTTCTCCTTTTGGTGAATCCTTTTGAGGTCGTCCTTTGGCGTGTTTTTAACTAGCCCTCTGGGCCTCGGCGGGAAAGAGGCTAATTTGAACCATTTACGGACTGTATTATAGTGGACACCGAAGTGTTCCGCTATAGCTGAATTAGACCATCCTTTGATAGCGAGGTTATAAGCTTCCTCAAGGTTGGTATTCAGCTTTAGTTGCTCGTCAAACAAAGCCTTGTCTTCGGGTTCCATCGGTATTATTTATAATGAATATGCCTAAAAAAACTGAGGGCGGCAAGAAAATTCTTGAACCTCGAATCCACCCCATCACAAAGATGATGGATGTCGGTGGGCTTTCTATACCACCAACCAGTCTCATCACCGCGTTGCTGTATGGTTTCGCGCACCACCCCAAGGTCATTGCTCGGGAGTATTATTTCTGGCGGCTCTGTGATGAACTCTGGAATCGGGACGACCTACCGGAACCAATGATGGTCCGGCATCCTTGGGCGGAGCAGATGGTTCGGGCGGCTTTAAATAATAAGTATCTGGCGATTGGCGGTTCCGCTTCGTCCGGTAAATCGCATACAATGGCGGCTTGGGGGATATTGCAGTGGTTATCGCAGCCTGCTGACACATTGGTCCTGATGACCTCAACAACGCTACGGGAAGCGCGAAAGCGTATCTGGGGTTCAGTCATGTCACTCCTCTCAGTGATCGACGGTGCGCCAATCAAGATTCGGGATTCAATCGGTAACGCGGCCTACGTCAACGCAAAGGGAACTCTCATTGAGCGTGCAGGTATATCGCTGATCGCGGCTGAGAGGTCAAAGACACGGGAAGCAATCGGTAAGTTCATCGGTATCAAGCAGAAGCGCGTTATTCTGATTGGTGATGAACTTTCAGAACTTTCTGAAGCAATCCTAAATGCCGGACTTTCCAACTTGTCGAAAAACCCATTCTTCCAGATGATCGGCATGTCCAACCCGAATAGCCGATTCGATGCTTTCGGCGTGTGGTCGGAGCCTAAAAGAGGGTGGGACTCAGTAGACCCTCAAATTGATGATAGTTGGGATACCAAATGGGGCGGTAGTTATTTAAGGTTAGATGGTGAGCGGAGTCCTAATATCGTGTTGGGCGAAGAGAAGTATCCGTGGCTCCCGACCGCCGCCAAGCTGGAGGAGGACCGGATGCTTTTGGGACCAGAATCCAGAAGCTACATGCGAATGGTTCGTGCGGTGTTCTTCGACAGCGACGAGACCACCGGAATCTACTCAGAAGCGGAGCTGGTGAAGAGTGGTGCTATGAGCGACGTCGATTGGGCAGAAAAGCCGACCATCGTTGCTGGCGTCGATCCGGCCTTCACCAACGGGGGCGACCGGACGATTATGTTCACCGCTGAGGTAGGCTACGCTCGTAATGGTCAGTATGTCTGCAAGCTCGGCGAGGCGATCCACCTGAACGATGACGCGACTAATAAGGCAATTCCGCGAACCTACCAGATCGTCCACCAGATTATCGACCACTGTAAGAGGCGTGGGATCACCGCAGATAACGTAGCACTGGACTCCACCGGAGCAGGTGCGCCGTTCTGTGACGTGTTGGCTGGCGAATGGGAGTCCTCATTCATGCGGGTGACATTCGGCGGCAAGCCGTCAGACAAGCGCGTCAGCATGAACAGCCGACTGACCGGAGAGGAGCTTTACACCAATCGAGTGTCTGAACTCTGGTTCGTCGGTAAGGAGCTGATTCGGACGCGGCAGATCTACGGGATCTCGTCAGACTTGGCTCAAGAGATGTGCGCCCGAAACTACGAAATGGTGAAAACCGGATCACTGAAGGTGAAGATCGAGTCAAAGCAGGAGTTCAAGAGTCGGTTTGGCCGATCACCTGACTTGGCTGACGCTGCCTTCTTAGCTCTCGACTGCGCCAGACAGCGTATGGGTCTGGTTGCAGTGGACCCACCGAAAGAGGAAAATGGTTCGGGGTTCAGGAAACAGGTTACGATTAATAGTCTCGGTGGTGCGCTCAACAATCCTGACGCGAGTCTCTTGGGCTGAGGCT